TCCTACTCCGGCGCCATTGCCGGCCAAGGCTTCCCGATCCCGGCCCTTGATACCTGATCAGTAAAGGAACATTCTCATGTCTAGTCTCGACGTTGCAGCCTACAACCTAAAAGGCCAAGTGTTCTGTGGGGCTACGCTGGATGTTGCTACGATCAGCATCGCCACAGCGATTACCACAGGACTGATTCTTTTCAACCCGCCCGGCTCCGGGGTCAAGTGCATCCTGGTCGATGCCGGCTTCGCGTTCCAGACGGTGCCAGGGGCAGTCCATAACATCGGACTGGCCCTGACGCCGCCTCGCGGAACGGTGCCGACGGTCATCACCTCTGTGCAGACCTGCCCCATCCAGTCCGCCGACGGTTCTGGCGCCACGGGGAAGAGCGTTGCGAAGCTCTACGACGCTGTGACCTTCGTCACGCCAGCAGTGCCGGTCGCGGTGCGCTGGTGCTTCGGTGCTGTCTGGGGCAGCGCGGTCGGCGTCTCCCCCTCGATGCTTCAAGACAAAGTCGATGGAGCCCTCATGGCCGTGCCGGGGGCCGCGATCTCTTTCGTGCGAGTGACTACAGCCTCAGTCGGCCTGTGCTCATTCACATGGATTGAAGTTCCGGTCTAAGGAGCCCACCATGTCTTCACTTAACGTTAGTGACTACAACCGGATGGGACAGGTGTTCTGTGCAGCAAACGTGGCGGCTAAGAACCACATTGCTGCCGCGACAACCCAGACCGGGCTATCCATCTTCAATCCTTATGGCTCAGGAGTGAAGCTCATCATTGTGGACTTCGGCTTCGTCTGGACCTCGGTTCCGGCGGCTGTCCACCAAGTCGGCGTGGGAAGGGTCAAGGGGGAGATTGCAGTTCCCACTGCGATTACTGCCGTGACGATCAAGCCGGCGGACGGATCGGCGGCGACCTCGACCAGTAAGGCCATTGCCGCCGATACGCTGGTTTACGTGACAGCGCCGGTGGCTGTGCGCTGGACCCTGGGGGCCGCCCGCGGCGACAGCACTGGCGTGTCTCCGTACAACAGTCAGGATAAGATCGACGGTGCCCTGACCTGTGTGCCTGGCTCGGGAATCTGTACCATCGCCGTCACTACTACGGCGGCTGGCATGGCTTCGTTTACTTGGATAGAAGTTCCCATCTAGCAATGGCAGAAGGGGGGAGCTATCCCTCCCCCCGCCTCATCTGGAGTTGTAATGCCACATCTTGTGCAGAAAACCTTAATCATGAATGGAGTTAGTCATGCGACGCTCCTTGTCTTTATTCAGAGCGACGGGCAGTCGGGGGAGCTGAGCAACTACGTCTTGCTTGACCCAGCGACCGAATTGCTTAATACCACTGACACCGATTTGCCGATGGGCCGCCGGCAAGATTTGATTCTAAAGCGCGTCTGGTATGAGATGGTTGGAGTTAGCATAACCCTCTTATTCAACTCTACCACGCCTTGGCCATTCTGGATTCTAACGCCTGGCACGAGTACTTCTCACGACTGGCGTTTCTTCGGCGGCGTTCCTGACGATTCTGACCATGAGGGCATGGGGCTAGATTCTGATGGCAAGTTGCTTATTACGACAACGAATCTACGTGCTTCCAACAGTACGGCTTCCTTTGTACTGTGGGTAGAGAAGCGTAATCGACTTCTGTCCTAGGACTATCATGGAACAGGCGCCAGAAAAAGAAGCCCTTTCCAAAGCTGAGTTCTGGCAGCGAATTGCTGCTATCAGCTTTGGCTTGTGGTCGCTGATGATTCCGATCGGCATCTGGATGATCGGCAGCACGTTCGAGCGAGCCATGAAGTCGTCGATTGATCAGGCGAGTGAGCTAGTCGCTTTCAACAGACGCTTCGAAGCCTACGTGCTGACTATGGAGCGCCGAATCACCCTGGTCGAGGAGCGCCAGTCCAGGGTGCTGATGACGCTTGAAGCAATGGCGATAGAGGCCCATGCGAAAGAAAGAAAGTAAATCATGACTGCCCCAAATACTAACGTCCCGCTTACGATCATCAGCGACGCGTACTTTGACGCGGGTCTCACGCAGGAGGGGCAGTCCCCGAACTCCGAGCAGATTGTCGTGGGGATGCGAAAGCTGACGGATGTGATTAATCTTTGGCAGACGCAGGGACTGAAGCTCTGGCTGCAAGAGGATCTGGAGATCACGCTGGTGGCCGGGCAAGGCACCTATACTCTCGGGCCGGCGGGAAGCGTCGTCATGGTCAAGCCCATGCGCGTGATCGAAGCGTACTATAAGGACGTGAACCAAATCCGCCGGCCCCTCGTGCCCTTGAGCTGGAACGACTATGTGCGACTGAGCCAGGTGCACCAGCAGGGCCAGATGAATTCGTACTTCGTCGATAAGCAGCAGACGCAGCTGAGCGTGTTCTTCTGGTTGATCCCAGATGCCACGGCGGCCGCCGGTACGGGACATCTGCTGATTCAACGCCAGGTAACCAACTTCGTCAATGTCCTCGAGACGATGAACTTCCCGATTGAGTGGCGCATTGCGTTGCGCTGGGGGCTCGCGGACGAGCTGGCGACTGGCCAGCCCCAAGCCATCATGGACAGATGCCAGCAACGCGCCCAGGCCTATCGTACGATGCTGGAGGACTGGGACGTGGAAGATGCCCCAACGCGCTTCACGCCTGACAGCCGTAATCAATACGTCACCGGAGGGTTCCGCTGATGCCTCAAGCAGATTCAGTTGCCCTGCCGAAGCGCCTACCGTTGGTGCTTCAGCCTGAGAACCGGGACGAGAGTTCGCTGAAGGACGCGAAGCTGCTCAATGGCTATATGGAGCGCAGTGCGGACGGACACGAACAGTGGATCTTTAAGCGGCCCGGGTTACTGGCCGTTGGGGATGTGCACCTGGGCGCCGGGCTAGGTGTGTATAATTGGCAGAATCTGATCTACGCCATCTTCGGCACGACACTGTATTCGTACGATCCTGATGCAGGGATGACGAGCACGGCCCTGGGCACGGTCTCGGCGGCCGGCGGGGTTTATCGCTTCAGCTCCAGTCTGGGCGCCACGCCGCGCTTGCAGCTCGGGAATGGTCTTGCTTCCTACAACTACGATCCCGTTAATGGCCTAGTCGAGCTAACAACGATTGCTACGGTAACGGCGGGGGACTTCATCCCCGGCATCTCCTACACGATTGCGAGTACGGGCACTACAGATTTCACCTTGATCGGCGCGGCCGATAGCCTTCCTGGCACAACCTTCATCGCCACGGACTGGGGCACAGGCACCGGGACCGCGACGACGACTAGTAACTTCCCGGCCGCCGTCACCAAGGGCTGGGCGTATTTAGACGGAACTACCTATGTGATGGCGCCAGATGCGTATATTCACGGAAGCGACACCGTGCCTGGGATGAATCGTCCGGACTTGTGGACTGACCTACTCAACACCATCGGCGCCCAGATTGAGCCGGACCAGGGCGTTTTCCTGGCCAAGCAACTCGTCTACGTGCTCGCACTCAAAGAGTGGTCTACGGAAGTCTTCTACGACGCTCAGAATCCCATCGGCGCCTCGCCCCTGGGACCAGTACAGGGCGCCAAGCTCAACTACGGCTGCGTGAGTGGCGACTCAGTCCAGGAGATTGATGGTGCCTTGATCTACCTGGCGACGAATCGTTCCTCCGCTATGCAGGTGGTGCTGGTAGACAACCTCAAGGTCGTCGTGATCTCCACTAAGCCCGTGGAGCGTTTGCTAGGCGAGGTTGACTTCAGCTCCATTAGCTCTCTCGGCATCAAGTATGAAGGCCATCGCTTCTACGTACTGACGTTCAAGGCTAGCAACTTCACTCTTGTGTATGATCTGACGGATAAGTTCTGGGCCCAGTGGACCGATGTGAATGGAGATTACTTTCCTATCGAGTCCTCGACGTTTCATCCAGGGACGGGGAGGATCTTGCAACACGAAAGCAATGGGAAACTGTACTTTCTGGACTCCGAATACTTCTCCGATGATGGAGATGTCATCACGGTGGATTTGTATACACCGAACTTCGATGGCGGCGTTCGGCGGCGAAAGCATCTCAACATGATGGAGTTCATCGGGGATCAGACGGATGGGAGCACGCTGCAAGTGCGCGTGAACGATTTCGACTATGATCCAGCCCGCTGGTCCGTCTTTCGCTACGTAGACATGAGCGTGCGTAAGCCGGTGCTGCCTAGCTGTGG